TGTAGAAATAGCATGTACTGGTGGTAATGATATATTTCATCAGGTTAAATATCCTAGAAGTAATCATGCCCGCGGGCTTGCCATGGATCTTGTTATACAGCCTGAAACATTTGTGCCACAGGTAGCAGACGTTCTGCATGGAATATCAGGATCGCCGAGCAATGTTAGAGCAGATGGTAAACCGATTTTCAGATTTATAGATGAATATACACATCCATCTGACGGGGCTACAGGTGGCCATTTTCATTTGACCGTACATCCTGTTCCGCCTGATAGTGGAGAATCTAGTTATCGGGCTGAGCAATCTAGAAGAAAGGTAAGCAATGGCAGAGTTCCGGATCGGCCATTCACATCTCCAGTTTACATTTTCGAGGAAACTACACAGTCTTTGATTATCGAACAAAACATAGTATAAATTCCATTACAATTCATATTTATAGTAAAATAGTACTATGGGTAAATTTACACAAGCTTTACGTCAAATGATAAGGCAGGAAATGAGAGATGTACTTACAGAAGAATTGTTGCCTATTCTGAAAGATGTGTTAGTAGAACAGCATCAAACTTTGCCAAGCAAATCTCAACGCATAAAATCTGTAAAGAAGAAGAAAACATTTTCAAAAAATTCTATACTAAATGATTTATTAAATGATACAGCGACATCAACAAATTTCGCTGAAATGAATTCAGGACCGTTAATAGAATCTGGATTGAGTATGATGAATTCAGAACCTGATGTCACTCCTATGACTGATATAGATGGTAGACCTGTGGATACATCAAATGAAGCAGTTGCAAATGTACTTAACCTTATGAACAAAGATTACTCTGGTTTAATGAAGGCAATTGATAAGAAGAAAGGGATTGTATAATTGGCTCGCACCGTATTTACATATCAGCCAATACCTGCAGGGCGAACTGCATTAGGTATTAAACTACCGTTTAATAAAGCTGTTGTCGGAGGCAGATCTCCATTTCAAAATTATTCGTCTGGATCATTTGATGGCGGGGGTGTATTCGAATCATCATTTGATACTGTAGAGCAAGCCGTTTCAAACCTAAAAAGTTTGTTATTAACGAGAACAGGCGAGAGATTTATGCAACCAAATCTAGGCACAGATATATTTAATGCCTTATTTGAAAACATAACTCAAGACTTAGAAGATTATCTAGAAAATAATATTAAAGAAAAAATTGCTTTCTGGTTACCATACGTTGGAGTAACTGATTTACGTTTATTCGAAAATATCAATAAAGGATCATATCTAATTCAGTTATCTGTTGTAATCAATCCACAAGGAGCTAACAGAGTAATCAATATTTTAGCAGGTAATGAAAACATATCGATAGTAGAAGATGATACGCCTGTTACTGATTCTCAAGGTAATATAATTGCAGGCCCAGCTGGTCAATTAACTCCGGCAGGATCATTTAATGGAGGTTCGATCACAGGAGGTACACCGTTAGCTGGAGTTGATCCAAATAGTGTAAGTTTTTCTTATTAGGAATAAAAAATGAGTATAGTTAAAAAAGACGTTAGATATTTAAATAAAGATTTTGCACAATTTCGACAAAATCTTATTAACTTCACAAAAACATATTTTCCAGATACATATGGTGACTTTAATGAATCATCTCCTGGTATGATGTTTATGGAAATGGCATCTTATGTAGGAGATGTATTATCATTTTATACTGACACTTCTTTTCGAGAATCCATACTGACATTAGCGCAAGAGAGAAGAAATGTCATGGAAATAGCTCAGTTATTCGGTTATAAACCGAGAAATCGTACGCCCGCAACATGCACACTATCTGTATATCATTTAGTTTCAAGTATAGGATCAGGAACAAATATTGAGCCAGATATGCGTCAAGCATTATCTGTTTCAGCTGGAATGGTTGTTAGTTCTGAAAATGGTATTGAATTTAGAACTACGGAACCTATTGATTTTAGAGTAGATCCTGAAATAACTGTATATGATTTAGATAGTAACGGAGATCCAGTAAATTATTTATTAAAAAAACATGTACAAGTTGTATCAGGTACAGTGAGAACCGAACAATTTCAATTTAATGATCCTAAACCATATGAGAAAATTGTTTTACCTGATGATGATGTAGTTGATATTGTATCAATAGTTGACAGTTCAGATAATACATGGCGTGAAGTAGATTATTTAGCACAAGACACTGTTTTTGAGGACATTCTAAATGTTCCATTTAATGATCCTTCATTAAGTCAGTTTGCTTCATCTGTACCATATATTTTAAAATTAAGAAAAACACCTAGAAGATTCATTACAAGAACGAGAGATGATAATAAAATTGAAATACAATTTGGTGCGGGTATAAGTTCAGATGCTGATGAAGAAATTATACCAAATCCAAAAAATGTAGGTCTTGGACTTGAATATCTTAGAAGAGAGACATTAAATAATTTAGATCCTTCGAATTTTCTGTATACCAGTACATACGGATTAGCTCCAAATAATACATCATTAACAGTTACATACACCACCGGCGGCGGAATAGGTGATAATCAAACTGCAAATACCATTAATTCAATTACCAGTTTTAACATATTGAATGAAAGTTATAATACATTGAATTTTGATTTGATAGCTGAAACGTTGGCTGTCACAAATGAAGAACCAGCTACGGGAGGAAATGATTTTACAGATATTGAACATATTAGACAAAATGCAATGGCATCATTTGCAGCTCAAAATAGAGCTATTACTAGAGAAGATTATATATCCCGAATTTATGCCATGCCTGCAAGATTTGGCGCAGTGGAAAAAGCATTTGTTATAGGTGATACTCAAATAGATACCAGAACAACAGAATATCCATCATATACCATTCAGAATCCATTAGCTCTCAATGTATACATTCTGACATATGATGAAAATAGAAATTTTACATCCGCAAATATTGCTTTAAAAGAAAATTTAAGAACTTATTTGTCTGAATATAGAATGTTAACTGACGCTTTAAATATTAAAGACGCATTCATAATTAATATTGCTATTGATTTTGAAATTACAGTAAGACCGACTTTTAGTAATTCAGAGACAGTACTAAGATGTATTGAACGACTCAAGTTTTTAATGTCAAATGAACGAGCGCAAATAAACGGATCTATTGACATGAATGCTATCAAAGCTGATTTAGATCGAATAGAAGGTGTACAAACTGTTAACAGTTTAGATATTTCTAATGTTTATTCAACAGCACAAGGATATTCAGGTAATGTGTATAATATATCAGCTGCCACAAAAAATGGAATCATTTATCCGAGTTTAGATCCTTGCATTTTTGAAGTAAAATACCCAAATCAAGATATTAAAGGTAGAACTATAGGAGATTGATATGTACAGAATATTTTATGCCGAACGAGATGCAACATTATATGAACAATTTCCTGAAAGAAATACAGGAGTCGATCAATTATTAGAGCTGACAAAGATTTCATCAGCCTCCGATGATTTCAGTAATACATTTAATACCAGATTTTTAGTAGATTTTGGAAGTCAGATTGATACATTAAGAACAGAAATAAATGCTGGTCGAATACCTAATTTAGATACATCGTCTGTCTTTATGACTATTACATCTACAGAGTCTAACGATTTAAAACAAAAATATACTTTAGAGGCTTACGCTATATCAGAATCATGGACTAATGGCAATGGAGTATTTTCAGACAAACCAGAAACACAAAATGGAGTATCTTGGTTTTATAGAAGTGGCACGCCAAACTCTATATTTTGGAATACAGGGTCAGCCGAGTCTGTCGGATCTGGATCTGCAACTAACATAGGCGGTGGCACTTGGTTAACTGGGTCAACATATAGAGCATCACAATCATTCAACAATGAAATACCTGATATAAGAATGAATGTTACTGATATAGTTAAGCGTTGGGTAAATCAAGATATAGACAACAATGGATTTATTGTTAAACGTTCGTTAAATGATGAATTATCAGGTGAAATTTTAGGTTCAATAAAGTTCTTTAGTAGAGAAACAAACACAATATATGTACCAAGATTAGAAGTTGCATTTAATGATGTCACGTTTTCTAATACATCATCTGCGGAAATATCAAGTGAAACATATGTTCCATATATAAAAAATATAAAATCAGAATATAGACAAACAGATCTAGCTAAATTCAGAATTGGAGTTCGCCCTGAATTTCCTACGAAATCATATTCTACTGCATCATTTTTTGTTACAACAAATAGATTACCAACATCAAGTTTCTATAGCATATGTGATTCAGTTACAAATGATACTATCATACCATTTGATACAAATGCAACTCAGATAGATTGTGATGTCAATGGAAGTTTCTTTAAACTACGTATGGATTCGTTTTTTCCTGAAAGATTTTACAATATTAAATTAAAGATTGAAAGAGAAGGCGGTGATGACATACAAACTTTTGATGATTTTTATTTTAAAGTCAAAAACTAAAATAAGTTATGCCAAATACATTTATCTTTAATCCAAATCCATTAGAAATACCTGCTGAGCCATTTGTTGTTAACGGATATTATCCTCTTTATTTCACAGCGCAAGCAGCAATAAATCAATCTCCGGTTGGAGCTTTTCATGAGCATGAATTAGATGGCATTACATATTATATGCCAGATGAAATTCAACCACCTCCAGCAAATAATCAATATCATGGAGATTATCCCGGATTAGGTAACTTAGCCACGCCATATGATTTACAAATAGCAGATAGAAATAATAAAAATATAGCTGAAATAGATCAGTTTAAAGATCAATTTGTCGTATATAGTTTACAACAACAATCGCCGACTGTGACACAAGAAGTATTAGATGATATAGTCGATCCATTTTTTGATTTCTTTGTTGAAGAAGATATACCTGTAACTCCATCTCCTAATGATCTTTTTATCGTCGCCGGAGGCGATCTTACAAATGTAGTTAGTTTAGATTTATTAGATGTACATGATCAATATATATCTCGAGGACCTCAAAATTTATCTGCAGGAGATAATCAAATATCAAATGTATTTTGTGTTTATTATATAAGTCATGGTCAAGCATTACCAATTCCAAATTATAAGACATTAGAAGTTATGTTGGTTGAACGAGGTTTGACCTATAATGCAATAGAAGTTGCTACTCAAGCTGATTTCGAATTGTATGATTTGTCAATTGATGGGCAAATTTCAGATGATAACATTTTATCATCATATGATGAATTCATACAAAAAATGACTTTAGATCGTTCAGCTGAATGGAACATTAGTATCAGATTTCGTAGTGGTTATAGACCATTAGCGCCTTTTGTGCGAGATCCTGGTGATTATATTAGACCAATCCAATCTGGTGCGACATTCGATATACTAACATCGCTAACACCAGAGCAGAGATATTTTGAAAAAGTATTCCAACAGCAAACGTTTCGAGAAAGAATTAGAGAACGTTTTGAGGGGCAGATGGTGATATTAGATTGGCCAGATGGAACAGCAGGATGGCAAGATGAAGTTGTTGCAAACTTTAACTTAGTTCAAGTAGATGATCTAGTAAATAATTTGCGTATGATGGTTCATGGACATTGGAAGCAGGTAACTGATACGTTTGTTATAAAGAAGTTTGCATATCAAAACAATTATGATATATCTAGATATGGTCAAGTAGCGCCAGATCCTGCTAATGGTGTTATAGGAGCAGATGGTAGATATGGAGAAACTGGTCTTATTAATATTTTAGCTGATAATGGTGGAATAACTGTAATTAGATCTTTAACTCCAGAAGGTACTCCAAATCCTAGTCTAAGTGATACATCTCAGGAGTTGGAACCTGCTTGGAATGCATTTCCACATATTCTTACAGCTGATTCAGGAACTGATATAGGTGATGATGGTATAGCTGGATTAGATTTAACCGAATATAATAGTTATATAGATTTTGAATCTAATGGTTATGATATGTTTAATGTGCCTGAACTACAACCATATGAACCTCCAGGTTCTATAAAGTATTATCCTGAAAATAGATTTATAGCTTTAACACTGCAATCTGCTCAACAAACTCAAATAACTGGTGTGACTGATCAAATTTTAGATTATATACCATCTATTGCAGCAAGATTAGAATCTCTTATTACAGCATATGATTCTACTCCACAAAGTTTGGTTAATTATGTAGATCAAAAATTAGGCTCTGCCGGCCCATTATATAATGTTTTCATGGCAAATGATTCATTTAAAGTAAAACGTAAGAAGAATAATGGCAACATAGTAAATATTTCTTCATATGGAAATTTCTTTAGATCATATGGTGATCAGAATAATGTTCGTGATAAATTAACCAATAATCAAAAAGATAACTTATTAAGTAATTACCAATGGGGACTGATATTTGATCGAGATAATCAAACTCAAATAACTGGAACTTCAGTATCAAACTTGTTAGAGACTACCGTTAATTCAGCCATACAACAATTTATAGCTGATCTTAATGATTTAAGTGTAAATAATTTACCAGGATATGGTCCGGTAATTAATCCAACATTAATACCATCTTTTAATTTTTCAGCATTGAATACATCATCAGGAGGCCGTGTCTTATATAATATTCCTTCTGATATTCAAGATTATATC